TAAAATTACATTAGCACAAGACTATATCACAACTGTTAGAGATTATCTACAGTCAAAGGAAGAACTTGGTGAAGCAGCAAATCCATGTTGGTCTGGATATAAAATGATTGGTATGAAAAAGAAGGGCAAGAAAGAAGTGCCTAACTGTGTACCAGAAGAAGTTCAGATTGACGAGATCTCACAGAAACTTGCTGGCAATTATTATGGCGCAGCCACTAAAAAGCATTTAGACAAAGTTGGCGTAAAACCAGATATGTATCACCGTATCGAAAAAGATATGGGTAAACAACGTAAGGCTGGTGTTGATCGTGCCTTAGATCGTATCACTGGTGCTCGTAAAACTAATGAAGAATTAGAAGAGCATATCGAAAAAGTTAAAGGTGGATACGAAGTTGAGAGCGAACATGGTAATAAAAACCTTGGCAAATCTCCAACTCTTGCTGGCGCAAAGAAACGTCTAAAACAAATTGAGTATTTCAAACACATGAAAGAATCAAAATTAAATCCTGCGGATCCGCATATTGATTATAAAGAAAAGAAAAAAACATTACAGGATTTATCTAAAAATAAAGATGTTGACCAGAAAGTTGTTCAACAAAGACATTTAGATTTAGACAAAGAATATTCTAAATTTACCAAAGAAGATACGCCACATACAGTAATCCCAGGATTTGATGATATCAAAGAAGAAGATTTCTATGACGAAATAGATTCTCTTTCATTATTAGAAGATATCCTAGAAGCATATGATGATAACGAACTAGCAATTATTGATTCAGAAACTGGTGAGGAACTTGATGAAGAAGGTTTCCAAGAAGAATTGACTGAAGCAATTGGTCGTACTGAACGTATGCGTCGCAGACAAAGATGGGCACGTAGCAAATCTAAACGTGAAGTAAAAGAAAAAATTGCTCTCAAGAAGTCATCAAGTGTTCCAGTGCTAACTAAACGTGCTAAAAGATTAGCCACATTTATGGTTAAGAAACGTCTTTTAAGAAAAGACCCAAGCACAGCATCTGTTCAGGAAAAAGAAAGAGCAGAGAAATTTTTACATGCTAGACCACAGTTAATTCAACGTCTAGCACGTAGACTGGTGCCACGTGTGCGTTCAGTCGAAAAAGCAAGATTACAACATCACAAATACACTCAGTCCTCAGTTGGTACTGGGAAATAAAGGAAATAATATGGATACTGAATTAGTAATGTCGCTTAGAATTGCTCATGCAAATACATTTTTGATGTATTTCAAAACACACAGTCATCACTGGAATGTTGAGGGTATTCACTTTTCTCAACTACACAGTTTTTTCCAGTCTTTATATGAAGATCTTTTTGATGCTTCAGATTTATTGGCTGAAGAGATTCGTGCTCAAAACGCATATGCGCCAAAAACATTGAGCGAATTATATGAATACAAAACAGTAAATGAGGGTGTTGTAGCAATAACACCAGAAGAAATGCTTCAGGATCTCTTAATTACGAATGATCAGGTTATAGAATCCCTAAATAAAGCAATAGAGTTAGCAACAAAATTAAATAAACAAGGACTATTAAACTCGCTTCCAGAGCGTGTTGATGTCCACAATAAGCACGGTTGGATGATAAGGAGCCATCTTAAATGAGTAATCCATTTAGACTAGCGTATTTGGAAGAACTATCCAAAAAGCAAAAAAAGATCGACAAAAACCACAATGGTGAAATTGATGGTCAAGACTTGCAAATTCTTCGTAAAGAAGAGAAACAAGATCAAACTAAAAATGCCCCAGACAATGCCAAAGCGTTGGGTAAAGGTGGTAAAGTAGATACACAGAAATATTCATGGGGAACTATGAAGACTGTTCATCACGGATCTGATTTTTCTATTCCTTTACATCCAGAACACCATCAAGAAATTGCTAAATTGAAAGATCAACAAGAACATAAATTCAAAGACGAAACTGGTCGCCACTGGACAGCTAAGAAGATGGGTGACAATGTTCACTTCCAAGGTGCTAATGGTGGTGGAACAACTCATGTTCCTGCCCATACAATGAAAGAAGATGTTACTCCACCAAAACACTATGGTGGTAAAGGTACTGAAGGTGCTAAGTTTGATCTTTACATGCAAAAACGCAAACAAAAAAATAACGCACAATCACCAATCTCTCCAGTAAAAGAACAAACTTTACTTTCACGTATCGCAGAAGCAGCTAAAAAGAAAGCATGCTCAGAGTGTGGTGAAATGAAATGTGGTTGCATGAATGAACAAGCACCTGTTGCTCCAGTTCCACCAAAGAAAAAAGAACAAATGAAACCAAGAGTTGGTCATCCAACTAATGAAGAAGTTGAACTACAAGAAGCCAACCATCGCGATTACGCTTGTGCTAGTTGTATGCATCCTAGTATGGCTAAACATATGTCGGTTGGTCAAGAGCATGATTACTATGAGCCAAAAACTGGCGACAAGGTTTCTGGTAAAGTTATGCATAAGAGCGACACTGAAGTACACATGAAACAAACTCATGACTCTTATGATCCTAAGAAAAAAGGAACTGTTCATAAGTTTAAAGTTACTGATAAATTGGATGAAGAAGTTATCTCTGAAGAAGGATATTCTTTACACTCTAAGAAAACAAATGCTGATGGTACAACAACTGTTATGTTAAAATCACCAAGTGGTAAAATTGTAAAACATACAGGTAAAAATATTGGTGCAGCAGTTAAAGCGAAATATGGTGTTGACGCTGGTATTCAGGAAGCTACTGTATCAGATGAACCTCAAAACAAAGAAAAATCATTAGAGCAACATGCCGATGATTTTGCTGATCGTGCTGGTATGGATCCGCATTATAAAGATATTCGCAGACGTCAATTTTTAGCAATGGTTGGTAAAGATGCAACTACATCAGTTGATCCAAAAACTGGTTTTGTTAAAAAGAATAAAATGAATCCATTGCAACCAATGACTGGTAGCAATAAAGATACAAACGAGGAAACCATGAAACTAAACTCATTTAAATCATACATGCAAGAAGGACTGGACGAAGCCATGTGGCCAGGAACTCCAGAATATAAAGCAAAGTATGGACATACAGATTTGAAAAAAGGCGAATCACGTAAATCCGCAAGTGGAACTGGCACTATTACTGGAACAGGTAATGGTAGCTACAAACATGAGCGTGACTACGAGAAAGCCGAGAAAGAAACCAGCACTCCTGAAGGTCAGGAGAAGCGTGGTCGCGGAAGACCAAAAGGTGCTGCCTCAGGCGCACGCCAAAAGGGTTCAGCAGCGAAATCAGACGATGATAGATATGACTCAACTGGTTATAAACTACATCTGCCAAAATAAAACAAACAAGGAGAATAAAAATGGCACTTTGGGGTAAACAAGACGCTGCAGCACCATCTAATGGAACAACTGTCAGCGTAACAAACGCATCTACTGCTGTAACAGGCAGTGGTACAACATTCTTGAGCGATATTAAAAACGGCGACACGTTGATTATCAACTCAGGAACTGTAACAAAAGCACGTGTTGCAACAGTTACTTCTGATACTGCATTGGTATTAGCAAATAACTTCACTGGCACAACAAATGCATCATTGGCAATTGCTAACTTTAAAATTCAGCAACAACCAAAATTTGTATATCAAGACTCTAATCAAGCCAGTGGTGTTTCAGCAATTACAAAAGTATATGGTATTAGTGCAACTGAAATTAAAGCTGGTGGTGATAACGTAGTTTCTGTTGCTATTGGTAGCGCAGGTGCTCGTTATATCGCAACTGACAACTCAAGCACTACACCAACTGTAACATTCAGTGGTGGTGGTGGTTCTTCTGCAGCTGCATCAACAACTGTTGCTTCTAATGCAGTTTCTACAATTGTATTAAGTAATGGTGGTTCTTCTTATACTTCAGCACCAACTGTTGCTATCAGTAAGCCACGTCGTACTGTTTCAACAGCTTCAATTACTACTGGTACTGATACTATCGCATACACTGGTCACTTATTAGTTGCTGGTGACGCTGTTGCTTATAACAATGGTGGTTCAACATCTGCTACTGGTTTGACTTCTGGTACAACTTACTATGTGGCTACTGCTGGTTTGACTGCTAACGCATTCGAAGTTAAAGCTGCTAACACAACTGGTACTTTGGCAGCAACTGTTGCTGTTTCTGGTACTGCTGGTCAATTTACTTGCGGTAACTCTACTCTTGCTGCTGGTGATCGTGTTACTATCACTGGTACTTTAGGTGGTACTGCTACTATTACTAGCTACGCAACTGGTACAACTTATAAAGTTTCTGCTGTTACTGGTACTTCACCAAGTGTAACTGGTTTCACTCTACAAACTGAAGCAGGTGTTGCATTAACTACTACTGCTGGTACTTTGACTGGTTTGACATATACAACTGAAACAGTTATTGATATTACTGCTACTGGTAACAATGCTCAGTATTTTGAACTACAAGGTACATCTGATGCAGCTACTGCAACTGCTACATTAGGTTCTGGTTCTCATGCTATTATGGCCAGCCCAGGATGGGTTCGTCGTACTGTTGGTACTGGTGGTCTCGCTGGTCGTGTACGTTATGAAGTTTTAGTAGCTGGTCGTAGCTTAATTTCTGGCGATGATGCTAATTCATTAGTTGAAATTGAAACTCCAAATACCTAATAAATAACTTTATAATCTAACCAAGGAAACTTAAAATGGCATCTAAAAAGATCTCAGAACTAAACTCAGCAGCTTCGCTGACTGGTGCTGAACGATTCTTGATCGTTCAATCAGGCGACAATCGTCAACTAACCCTTGACAATTTGTTGTCTGGATTGACGACATCGTCAGCTGTTAATCCAACATTAACATTAACAACCAACTCTTACATCATCAAAGGTACTGGTGGTAGTTCTACTAACGGTATTTTCCGTGTTACTGGTAGTGCATCAAACTTACCAACATTGCTGTTGAGCAATGGTAGTAATACTAAGTTTACATTTAACGTAGGTGATTTGGGTACAATCGGTGGTACAAGTTTGACATTAGTTGAAACTTGGAACAACGCTGCTCAAGTATTTACTTCCCTCGATTTCCAAGTTACTAATACTGCTTCTTCATCTTCATCTCGTGTGTTGAGTGTTAAGGTTGGTGGTACTCAGTTATCTGCTATCGATGCTGGTGGTAATATGTGGTCACAAACTCAGTATCCAAAATTCCCATCATTGGGCTTTGTTGGAACTTCTGGTGGTATTACTAATAACACAAACAGTATTTCTATCTCTGCATCTACAGATTTAACATACGCTAACTTGAACGTAACTTCGCTAATCTACTTGAACCAATCAGGTGCAGCAAGTTATAACATTACTCTACCAACAACAGGTATGAGCGATGCTGACTCTGGTAAGATTTGGACATTCGTATTGAACCAAACTACTACAAACTCTCAATCAATTTATGCATTGAATGCATCTGAGCAAGGTACCAAGTACTACAAATACAGAACAGCAGCTATTGCTGGTAAGTATATTATGCAGTTTGCTTGGTTGAAGATTGACGGTACAGGTCGCTGGTATCCAGTAACTGGTGCAACATATGCATCAACAGGATCAACAACTGCCCCATCTTACGGAGTTCAATTACACGACGCATAATGTTATGTTTAAAAGTGAGACTGAATTTTTACATTATGCAATGCATAACTATGATAATCCTCAATGTTCAACAGTAAGTGAATTTGAGGAAGATCTAAAAAAGTTTTTGTATTTGAAGAAATTATTTACAAGATATAAGAAGAACGATGAGTTAAAAGAGAGATTAATCCTCAACCACCTCATCGTTCTTTTCAACTTGTTTAATGACGCAGCAGTACAAATGCTGTTCTATAAAATTGATCCTGATGACTGGGGATTACTGGCAACATTTTTAATCTATATTCAAAGAATGCCAGATAATATTCCAGGAACATCAATAGCAGTTACTGATTTAAGATTAGACGACAGAGTCATACAAGAATTAAGGAAAATTTAATGTCGCAATTAGTTGACAATCTGATTGCTTTTAGAGTTCTTTCGATGTTGGTAACACCATTTGAAAAAACAAAAGCATATAAACTTGGTCTAATTGATCAGAATGGCAGTCCCCAAAAGAAAATCAAGGACATGACATATACTGAAAAAGATGCCTATACTATGTTGCACAGATTGACTTTTCGTTTGCGCAAAATTATGCAAAAGATTCCTTTGTTAAATACAAAAATTGGTAATCTTGCAGCAGCATATTTTCTTGTAAAAGAATGTCTTGATAATAATAAATCTTCAACAAATCTTGAAGAGCAGTATATAGATCTTTTGACAAAAATTCAAAAAGAGGATATACTATTAGTTGATGAACATTTATTAGTAGAAAAGTTTTTACTGAATGAAGATGGCGAAGGTGGTGGTATACCAGCAAACCACACTGGTGCTGGAGTAAAAACTGATGAGCCTATTATTCGTAAGAATAGTATTAAAAAATATCAAATGTTAGCGAGAAGGAAACCTGTAAATGTGGCTTCTTAGTTTTGTTCCTGATAGTTGGTTACATCTTGCAGTATTAGCAGTTCTTGCTAGTGGTGTTGGTATGTATGTGTTGAGTTTATTTGTAAACTTTATACCACCATTAAAAATATACAAGACACCAATTCAGTTAATTGGTTCTTTACTTGCAATCGCAGGTGTATATTTTTATGGAAGTTATGCCACGGAAATGGAGTGGCGTGATAAAGTTAAAGAAGCAGAAGCAAAAGTTGCTATTGCTGAAGCCAAGTCACAAGAAGTAAATACTGTTATTAAAAAAATATACGTAGATAAAGTAAAAGTTATACACGATACGAAGATAGTTATACAAGAGAAGATTGTAAATGTAGCAGAAAAGATGGACGCTAAATGCGAGGTCATCCCAGAAGCACTTGATATCCTTAATGAGGCAGCTAAGAAACCAGAGGTGAAGAAATGATTAAATACATTACTCTCACACTGTTTCTTGCCTTAGTTGCTGGTTGTTCTACGACAGTCACAGTGAAAAGAAAATTTCCTGATGTCCCAACCGAATTGACAACACCATGTCCTGATTTGAAACAAACCGAATCGACTAGCAAATTGAGCGAAGTCTTGAAAGTTGTTTCAGAGAATTATTCGCAGTACCATGAATGCCAAAATAAAAATGATACTTGGAATGAATGGTATAAGACACAAAAAGAAATTTTCGAAAGCGTAAAGTAAATCCATGGATGCAGAAAGAATAGCCAAATTGGAAGCACAAGTAGAAGGCATAAAAGAGGACGTTGCAGATGTGAAACAAGACATCAAGGAACTACACTCAAGAATCACGACAACCACTCGTGAGATTACGGATCACATTGACAAGAAAATCGACGATCTTGCCAAAGCAGATTCTGAACAACATAATATTATGACAAAAACACTTGGTGATATTAAAAGTCGTGTTGAGATTTTAGAAAAGTGGAGATTTATGATTGTTGGTGGTGCAATTGTTTGTGGATATCTCATGGGGCATCTGGACTTCTTCTCGAAGTTTCTAAAGTAATTCCGAAAGCAAGTTAAAAATAACTTGCTTTTTTATATGATTCGGAGTATAATTATGTTATGTTACATATTGATCACAAATACATCTCCCAGTTAAGTACACGTCTGCGTAATTTCAAACAGCAGAGTGACTACACCTTCAATTTTTCTTGCCCATTCTGTGGGGATTCGAAGAAAAACAAGCTGAAGGCACGTGGCTACATATTCCAAAAGAAAACCGATTTATTCTACAAATGTCATAATTGTGGTGTAAGCACGAACGTCGGTAATTTAATCAAGCATGTTGACTCATATCTCTATGAACAATATGTAGTAGAGCGTTATCAGTCTGGTGCAAATAAGCACAATTCTCATAAAAATATAGCATATCCAGACACAAAACCAGTGTTTACTGAGTTAAAAGATGAGATTTTAGAAGGGTTGCGTAGAATTGATACCTTACCCCCTGAACATCCAGCCAGAGTATATGTAGAATCTCGTTTAATCCCAAGCGAATATTTTGATCTACTTTATTATTGTCCGAAGTGGAAGAAGTATGTAAACAGCGTTAAATATACATACACTTCTGAAGAAGAAAATGAACACCCAAGATTGGTAATTCCTTTCTTCAACGATCATGGTAAAGTTTATGCATTCCAGGGTCGGGCATTCGGTAATGAAGAACCAAGATATATGACAGTTAAACTTGATGATAATATGGAGAGAATTTATGGACTTGAAAGAGTTGACTTTGATAAAAAAGTTTATGCAGTTGAGGGACCAATTGATAGTCTCTTCTTACCCAATTCTATTGCAGTTGCTGGCTCCTCTTTTGATTCAAATTATATGCGTGGTCTTGTTTCTAAACTTGTAGTCGTATTTGATAACGAACCAAGAAACAAAGATTTATGTAAGCAAATTGCAAAGTGTATAGATAAAGGATATACTGTGTCGTTGATGCCAGAAACAGGTTATAAAGATATTAATGACTTGTTTAAAGCAGGATGGTCGCAGGATAAAATCGTCAATCTAATTGACGAAAACACTGTCTCTGGCTTAGAGGCAACAGTTAAATTTAATCAGTGGAAAAAATGCTAAGGAGAGTAGAATGAGCGATGGTGGTAAAGGCGATAAGCGTCGACCAGAAGATCAGGAGAAGTGGGACGATGGCTATGAACGCATTTTCGGAAAGAAACCAAAACCTTCGGAAGAATTAAAGGATAAAGAATTACATGAAGATTGAACTAATATCATTTTCGCAACCAGCAGAATATTTTGCTGAAAACATGACAGAATTAGTTGCGTTCTGTGCTCGTGTTAGTAATCCTAGCAACCAAAACAACAAAGAAACAAGTGAGAAGTTGATCAGATATCTGATTAAGAATCAGCATTGGTCGCCATTAGAGATGGTAAATATTTGTCTTGAAATCACAACAACACGTGACATCGCAAGACAAATGCTACGCCATCGTTCATTCTCGTTTCAAGAATTTTCACAGCGTTATGCAGATCCGACTCAGGATTTAGATTTTGAGATTAGAGAAGCACGTCTTCAAGATACTAAGAATCGTCAAAACAGTATTACCACTGAAGATTTACAACTTCAAGCATTTTGGGAACAGCAACAAAAGCGTGTTATCGAAACTGCTAAGGAAGCATATGCGTGGGCAATCTCACAGGGAATAGCAAAAGAACAGGCACGTGCTGTGCTCCCAGAAGGAAATACAGTTTCTAAACTTTATATGAATGGAACTGTCAGAAGTTGGATTCACTATATACAATTACGATCTGGCAATGGCACACAAAAAGAACATATGGAAATTGCTAAAGCATGCGCAAAAGTAATTGCTGAAGTATTTCCATTATCGTCAGAATTTATACAACAAGAATAACAGGGAATTAACTATGTCAGAGATCGTACTGAACTACGAGAGAGATGCACTTTTCGATTCACTAGGAATCAAAAGATTACAAGAAAGTTACATGAAAGATGAAGAGAAGTCGCCACAAGAAAGATTTGCATTCGTTAGCACAAAATTTGGTAGTAATCCAGAACATGCGCAACGACTGTATGATTACTCAAGCAAACATTGGCTCAGCTATTCGACACCTATTCTCAGTTTCGGAAGAAGTAAGCGTGGCATGCCCATCTCTTGTTTTCTCAACTACATTGAAGACACAGCAGAGGGACTAGTTGATAATCTTAGCGAAACTAATTGGCTTAGCATGCTTGGCGGTGGTGTGGGGATTGGCTTTGGTATTCGTAGCGCAGACGACAAATCTACTGGTGTCATGCCTCACCTCAAAATCTATGATGCCAGTTCTTTGGCATATCGTCAGGGTCGTACTCGCAGGGGGAGTTATGCTGCTTACTTGTCTATTGATCATCCAGACATTATCCCTTTCCTAGAAATGCGTAAGCCGACAGGCGATCAAAATTTACGCTGTTTAAATTTACATCATGCTGTTAATATTCCTGATGAGTTTATGCAGATTATTGAAAACTGTATGCTTGATCCAGAAGCAGATGACTCATGGGAATTAAAAGATCCACATAGTGGTGTCATTCGTGAAGTTGTTTCTGCTCGTGCGTTGTGGCAACAGATTTTAGAACTACGCATGATGACTGGTGAACCATATCTACATTTCATCACAACAAGTAACAATGCATTACCTCAATGGTTGAAGGATAAAGGTCTTAAAGTACATCAATCAAATCTTTGTTCAGAAATTATTTTACCAACCAATGAGCAACGTACTGCTGTTTGTTGCTTGTCTTCACTAAATTTGGAGTACTATGATGAGTGGAAAAACGATCCTCTATTCCTTCGTGATACTGCAGAAATGCTTGATAATGTTCTTCAGTATTTTATTCTTAATGCGCCTTCCTCCATTGAGCGTGCAAAATTCTCAGCCATGCGTGAAAGAAGCATCGGTGTGGGTGCTCTTGGATGGCACGCCTATCTGCAAAAAAATAACATACCATGGGAATCAGCACAGGCTGTAGGAAAAAATAAACAAATATTCAAACATATCAGAGAAGGTTTAGATCGTGCTAATAAAGAACTGGGATTGGAGAGAGGTGAAGCACTTGATGCAGTGGGTACTGGGAATCGCTTTAGTCATCTTATGGCTATTGCTCCCAATGCTTCTTCTTCCATTATCATGGGCAATACTTCTCCTTCTATTGAACCTTTGCGTGCCAATGCTTATCGTCAAGACACTCTATCGGGTTCTTCGTTAAACAAAAATAAATGGCTCGATAAAATTATTAAGGAGAAATGTGATGCAGACAGCAAAATGGATTATAACGAAATCTGGTCAAGTATCATCGCAAATGATGGTTCCGTCCAACATCTGGACATACTGGATGACTGGACAAAAGATGTATTCAAAACAAGTATGGAGATTGACCAACGCTGGCTTGTCCAACACGCAGCTGATCGACAAGAGTATATTGACCAAGCCCAATCTCTCAACTTATTCTTCAGACCTGATGCGAATGTTAAATACCTCCATGCCGTACACTTTCAAGCATGGAAATCAGGTTTAAAGACTTTATATTATTGTCGTAGTGAGAAAATTGGTAAGGCTGATAAAGTAGCCAAAAAAATTGAACGCGAAGTCATACAAGAAATTGACTTACGTGCCTTAGCAGAAGGAAACGATTGTTTAGCATGTGAGGGGTAAATGAAAACCATCGCACTTTTTTTACATGATCCAGAGTGTTCTGAAGATTGTGTAGAAGCAATGACGAAATCTCTTTCTTCAAATTATAATGTAAAAACATTTAATGAGAAGGATATAGAAGATGTTAATTTTTTCAATGGTGTTGATATTGTTGCTTTTCCTGGTGGGCTTGGGGATTCTGATTCTTTTTATAAGTTTTTTACTAGGAGAACTGGAAATAGAATAGCCAAGTTTATTGAAGATGGTGGGTATTATCTTGGTATATGTATGGGTGCTTATTGGGCTGACCAATGGTATCTTGACATAATTGAAGATGTTCGTGCTGTTCAATATATCAAAAGACCAAATGCTGGAGTCAAACGAAGTTTTGGTACAGTAGCTTCTGTTACTTGGAATGGTCAAGAAGAAAAAATGTATTTCTATGATGGTTGTGCTTTGATTGGTGATGAAACCAAATTCAAAACAATCGCTAGATATGCTAATGGTGATCCGATGGCGATCATCAAAGGAAGAGTTGGAATAATTGGTTGTCATCCAGAAGCACCTTTATATTGGTATGAGAAACCATGGCAGTATATAAACAAATACTGGAATGGTGGAAAACACCATGATCTATTATTGAATTTTGTTAATGAACTTACGGAGAAATAATATGCTAGTTGCTAGTTGGGTGGTTGTTGGATTCTTTTCTGCAATCGGATGGTGGAGTGCTAATCATTATGTGATTGAGCCATACTTTCCTGAACCAATTAAGAAAATAGAAAAACAGGTTGAAGAAAAATGACAGAATGGATTGTTGTTTTCTTTGCTCTGTTTTTCACTGATGTATTTTATACATACTATTTAAAAGCAGTAAACGAAGATAAAGCATTGGTATCCAGTGTATGGGGTGTAATTGTATTTTTAGTTGCAAGTGTAGCAGTAATAAACTATACAGTTGACCATTGGCTGTTGATACCAGCATGTCTTGGTGCATTTTTCGGAACATATGTAGGAATTAGGATTAGAAAAAAAGATGATTAAAAAAACAAAATTAAAATTAACAGATGAGCGTAGTTCCTTTAAACCATTCCATTATCCGTGGGCATATAATGCTTGGTTAAAACATGAACAAGCCCACTGGTTACACACAGAAGTACCAATGATGGAGGATGTCAAAGATTGGAAAAAGAAATTAACACAAGAAGAAAAACACTTCCTTACAAACATTCTGCGATTCTTTGTCCAAGGGGATGTGGATGTGGCGGGAGGATACGTGAAGAATTACCTACCATACTTCCCACAACCAGAAATAAGAATGATGTTGATGGGATTCGCAGCAAGAGAAGCGTTACACGTTGCAGGTTACTCACACCTAATTGAAACACTTGGTATGCCAGAAACAACATATAATGAGTTTTTGGAATATGCTGAAATGAAAGACAAACACGATTACTTTGTTGATCTTTCAAATAAGAATGGTACAATGGAATCAGTAGCAACAAATATTGCTGCGTTCTCTGCTTTTACTGAAGGTATGCAGTTGTTCTCATCATTCATTATGTTGTTGAATTTTCCACGACATGGCAAAATGAAAGGTATGGGACAAATCATCACATGGTCTATTGTTGATGAAACAATGCATGCTGAATCAATGATTAAATTGTTTAGAACATACATTGAAGAAAACAAAGAAATTTGGAATGATGATTTGAAATCTCAGATATATACTATCGCTGAGAAAATGGTTTCTCTTGAAGAAAAATTTATTGACTTGGCATTCTCTATGGGTGCTATGGAAGAGTTAACACCAGAAGATGTTAAACAGTATATTCGTTACATCGCAGATCGTCGCTTAATTTCTCTTGGCTTAAAAGGAATATTCAAAGTTAAGAAAAATCCACTACCATGGGTAGAAGAAATGATTAATGCACCGACTCATACAAACTTTTTTGAAAATCGTGCTACTGACTACGCTAAAGGTGCGTTATCTGGTCAGTGGGGAGAGGTGTGGGCATAATGGCACTTAAACATTTTGATTGCGAAAGCTGCGGAGCGCATGGCAGCATAAAATTTAAAGAAGGCGACTATACCAAAAACGATATCGTATATTGTCCATTTTGTGGCAGCGATATATATGAGGAAGAAGAACTAATTGATGATGAAGAATGAGTGCTTTATATACCGTAATTGATGTATCAACTAAAGCGATCTTAGCATTACCAAAATCATTTACTACTGCTATCGCAGTTTCTAAAGGAATGATTAACACTGATGTTGTTGTTATTCCAATAGAGATCGATTCGGTTGCTCAAGAACTTAAACAGTTTGACTTTGAAAAAGACAAGCTGAGACTCACACCAAAACAAGATACTTGGATTGGTTATATGCCAGAGTTGTTGATAACCAAAGAGTATATGGATCGCAAGAAAATTGCTTCTGTTCGTGCTCATTATATTCATGCTCTAGAAGAACAATTCCGTAGACAAAATGAAAGATCCGTCTTGTATTTTGACGAATCTATTATGGCATTCCTGATTAAAGATATGGAAGCCAGTGATCCAAAGACAGATACATATGCTAATGGTATAGTTGAATATGCATCTGCTCACAATATTTCCAACAAAACAGCATATGAAGAACTTACACTCATGCTTGAAACCAGTGGGTTGATCAAGATGAGAAATTTCGCATGGTTTGGTGTTTATGTTGACAAATTTAATAAACTATCAACCAGAGATGAATTAAGACAAGGATTTAAAGATGCCTGTCATGCTTTGGTTAGAAATGCGCATTGCTGATGAAAGAATTATATCTTGCCAACTGCGATATTCTTAGAGAACATCCTGCTGCTGGATGTCCTGAGTGGGGTAGCATTTATGAAATGATCAATTTGAACGTAAGTCTAGTTGATCGTTCAGAGCGTGTTATTATGCCATACAGATTTAAACTGTATGAACCAAATATCATGCCAACAGATTTAAGTAAGTATGATTTAACATATGAACAATGTTGCGAGAAAAGAGCAACTGAATTATATGAGAAGTCGAAACAAATGGACTTACCACTTTATGTGTTTTACTCTGGTGGTATTGATTCAACTCTTGTTCTAGTATCATTTTTAAAAGTAATCCCTGAGTCAGATCGCGATAGACTTGTTGTTGTCATGAGTATGGATAGCATTCGTGAGAATCCAAACTTCTATCAAAATCACATTCGTGGAAAATTAACAGTCAAGCCAAGTGACAGAATGACACTTTACTTTGATAAGAAGTGTTTGATTATTGGTGGTGAACACAACGATCAATTGTTTGGTACTGATGTTATCGGAGACTTCAAGAATCGATTTAGTTTTGAGATTATTCATTCGCCATATACTAGAGAAATTGTAGTTGATTATTTTATGCAGCGTGGTTTAACAGAACCATTCGCAAATGTTTGGTATGAAATATTACACGAGCATGGAAAACAAGCACCTTGTGAAATCAAAACTGTATTTGATTTTTTCTGGTGGTACAACTTCAACTTTAAGTGGCAATCTGTTTTCTTCAGAATGATATTACGTGTTGATAAAACAATTCGTAAGAACATTGATAAAGATTTTGTTAACACATATTTCCATCATTTTTTTACTGAAGATTACTTTCAGATTTGGAGTATGTCGAACAAACAGTTGAAGATTAAACATAACTGGGAATCTTATAAATTCCATGCCAAAGAAGTTATCTATGACTATACTAAAGACCAAGAGTATAGAGATTTTAAAATGAAAGCTGGTAGCCTATACAAACTGTTTCTACAACGTGATACACCAGTAGCACTAAGTAGTGAATATGAATACATTTATGATCTAGATCCAAATGAATTCTATGTTCCCAATAACAGTTTTATGAGGTAAAGATGGCAGAAAACCCAAGCGAACTACAAGGTAATGATTGGTTTAGCAAATTAAAAAACCCACAGGGTTCCTCAATGGACACCGCACAAGCAGAAGGTGCTCAACCAACACCTCCACCTGCGCCACCCACCGATGTGGCACCACAATAACGAACCATTCGTAGATGCTGGTGATTGGTATGGTTTCATCTACGAGATTACAAATAATCTGACTGGTAAGAAATATATCGGTCGGAAGTATTTTACCGAAGCAAAAACACGACAAGTAAAAGGTAAAAAGAAAAGAACAAGGGTAGAGAGTAATTGGCGTGATTACTGGGGTTCGAACAAAGTCCTAATTGAAGATATCAATAAATATGGTGTCGAGAACTTTTCTCGCAAAATATTGATGTTGTGTCCAACTAGAGGTAATACAAATTATTGGGAAGCAAAATTCCAATTTGACTTAAATGTACTTTTAGACGATAATTATTATAATGAATGGATTATGATTAAAACTCACAGGAAGCATATAAAAAAATGATATACCTACTATTTACATGCGGTTTTGCATTGTCCGCAGTAGCAGCGTATTATTCTGTGATGGGATTGATTGCTATTTTCTCAACAGCAGTTATTCCTATCGCTGTGATGGGATCAATTTTAGAAGCAAGTAAATTGGTTTCCGCATCATGGCTATATAGAAATTGGAAGACAGCACCGATGTTATTGAAGACTTACTTCACATCGGCAGTTGTCATCCTAATGCTACTAACAAGCATGGGTATTTTCGGATACCTAAGTAAAGCGCACTTAGACCAAGCAGTTCCAACTGGAGATGTGGCATCTAAGATAGCAATTCTCGACGAGAAAATTAAAACAGAAAAGGATAATGTCGATGCAGCTCGTAAAGCAATTTCTCAACTGGATTCACAAGTTGACCAAACCCTCGCAAGAACCACAGATGATCGTGGAGCCGATCGCTCCGTCGCCATCCGTAGAAGTCAAGCCAAAGAAAGAAACAGTCTCCTCAACGAAATCCAAACCTCGCAAGCCAAAATCGCCAAGTACAACGAAGAGCGTGCCCCAGTCGCGAGCGAACTCCGCAAAGTCGAAGCCGAAGTCGGTCCGATCAAATACATCGCAGCGTTAATCTACGGAGATGTTCTTGACGATACTATTCTAGAGAAATCAGTTCGTATCGTTATTCTTCTGATTGTTTTTGTTTTTGATCCTATGGCTGTGTTGATGTTGATTGCAGCAAATAGAGAAATGCTAAACAGAAAACCTGAAGATGAACAAATTAAAGTAGTTGATGAACCAGCGGAAGCTGATGAGGAAGAGGAAGATTCACATTTACCTACTTTCCCATTTCCGATGGTACGTCCTGAAGAATCTGTAAGTCCTTCATGGTATTATGAAACAACAACTGAATTGAAGGAACAAGATGAGACGGATGAAGAACAAAGTGATGAGGAAACTGAGGACGATCAAAATAAATACTGGAGTCAAATTGTTGATTCTCTTAACCAACTACAAACTGAACAAAAAGTTGAAACAGTTGCAGTTGAAGAACCAGCAAAAGACACATGGTTGATTCCTGAGCCACCGAAAGAAGTGCCTGAGGAATTTAAGAAAGTTGTCAAAGAATATTTTTCAAAAACAGATAACACAAATGAACCAATGTTGTATGTTAATGAAGAACCAGAAACAACTTTCCAACTTGATCCAGAACAATTAAATTCTGACTTCAACCCAAAAGATCCTTTTGATGAGAAGAAAGAAGATTCCCATGTCCATATAAATTCGGAAGCACCAAAACCAACGAATGTTGTAATACCTGATTCGAGAACCGAATTTAGATAAGCACTGCCTTGGCTCCAAAAGACCCTACCACTGGTAGGGTTTTTCATTTTGGGGTATTGACATTTAAACGAATTCGGAGTATAATAAAGTTTTCAACAGGAGAACTTATGTTTACGGATTCTGAATTAGCCGAATTTTTAGAAAAATTAGGAGACCTTTCCGTAGAAGGAGAGACTTTTGAAATCTGTCTTTCTGCGTTAAAACTTCAGACTGCTCTAAAAGAAGTTTACGGCGATAATTTTCTGTAAAAATGCTTGACTTTTAATCCTATCTGGGGTATAATTACTTATGCGTAAACAAAAGGTTAAATACAAATCTGCCGAGCACAAGCGTCAAGCGATGCTGGCAGCAGAGTCATGGGAAAAACTGAAAAGGAAATATGATGTCAAAGATGAAAAGAAAACTGATCGATTTGAAGTTTACAGTCCACCAAAATCTGATGTATTACGGAGACACACTAAGTACTATCCTAGTCTCAACAGCGGTCTTGGTACTGCAACTAAGCCAATAACAGGAAAAGTTTATACTGGTACCAAAATGATTGGTATCGGTACGTTACATAAATCAAATGCTGTACCCATCTTTAGTGATGATGAAGCAAAAGAAATCGCAAGAATGCGAAGGGGTTAGATATGAAAATTGCTGTTTGTTCAGATCTTCATTTAGAGTTTGATGACTTGTTTATTAAGAACGAAGATAATATTGATGTACTTATTTTGTCTGGCGACATCCTTGTCGAACGTGACTTAGATATGTACGATCGTCGTCAGATTGAGATGGGGTTTATGCGTGCAAGATCACAGCGTTTCCATGAATTCTTTGATCGTGTTTGTTTTCAATTTCCACATGTAATCTATATTGCTGGGAACCATGAGCATTATCATGGCGATTTTGCAGATACACTAAATGAATTGAAGCGTAAATTAAATCATCATTCAAATCTTCATATCTTAGATAAAGAAGTATTTGTTCTTGACGATGTGACATTTATTGGTGGAACTTTGTGGACTGATATGAACAAGGAAGATGCCTTGACTTTATATCATATCAAGAAAATGATGAACGACTTCCGTTGTGTTATGAATGCAAACAAAGCAGTACATTTTCGAGATGAAGAAGGTAAATTCCATACACGTCCTGCTAAATTTTCACCAGAAGATTCGGTTGAAGAACACAGGAAAATGCTTGACTTCATCAAGAGTGTTGTTGCTGAAAAACATGATCAGAAGTTTGTTGTCGTTGGGCACCACACTCCAAGTTTTCAAAGTATTGCTGATAAGTATCGTGGCGATGACTTGATGAATGGTGGTTATCATTCTGACTTGTCTGAGTTTATTCTTGATCGCCCACAAATTAAATTGTGGACTCATGGTCATACTCACGAATTGTTTGATTATATGATCGGTGAAACACGTGTTGTTTGTAATCCACGTGGCTATTCAGGATACGAAGAAGTTGCTGATAATTTTAAATTGAAAGTAGTAGAAGTATGAGCGAATACCGACCAGATAGATGGGTAGTTGTTAAAATTACTGCACCAAACTCATTACCAATCCATAAAGTTTTTGCTTGTTGGTTTGGTGGATGGGCTGGTGCTGATTCGTGGAAAATGAATAGTGGAATTACCAATGTTACTCTTGAGGGAAACGTATATTCTTTTGAGGGTTGGTCTGGTTCTGTCTACGAATGTCATAAAGATGTTTATGGCACAAATATGTACGGCAAAAGTATTCTTGAAGATTTTATTAAAAGAATGCAAGACAAACAAATTATAATGGAGGTTCTACCAGAAAAAACTAACTGGCTAGAAATAAAATATGAATGATATACTATTAAATACATGGGGATGGATTAAAGATGACTGGACTTCAAATCGTTTTCGTTTCGTTCTCGAGTTGCTTGCTTGGGCTATCAGCATTTTTTGCTCTCTTACAATGGCGATCACAGTACCGAATCCTCCATTACTTGCTCTTTATCCTGTCTGGATTACTGGTTGTGCAATCTATGCTTGGTGCGCTTATACTAGGAAATCTTTTGGGATGCTGGCTAACTATCTCTTGCTAACAACAATTGATATGGTAGGTTTAATTAGAATGTTAACATAAGGAAAATTATGGCAAAGAAACAAAAAACACATGAAGTTTATATCCCTTTCGAATTGAAGCCAGATAAGAATTTTAAAATGCACAAACAAACAAAACGATATCTTGCTTTGGGTAAGTTTAAATCTGAAGAAGATAGATCTGCATTTAAACGTGCGATGATTAGTGCTCAGCTGTCTGAAGAAGCAGCAAAGCGTCAATCATTCAAGAGAGAAAAAGAAGATGTATCCGCATGAGGTTGATCATGCTTGTTCTAAAATAGTTTCGATTTTAGGACTTGACGAAAATACCTTGGGCGAGGTAAAATATAAGGAGTTGTCAGAGTTTCTAAGAGCACTGACTTCTGTTCATTACGCAAAGGGACACGATGATGGGTATGGAATGCACGCTGGTTATACAGTCAAGTAAGCCAAGAAATTGGATTGCTAAAGATCTGCGCACATCAAAATATCGTCAAAGAGTTGAGTTAAGTAAGAAGCAATATAAACGTAAGGAGAAACATCGTGCTAAATCAATTCCAATCTGAACTTGATAACACCCTACACGAACACCTTGAAATCGATCATGGCGATACAATCACTTACGTAAATGTATTTGAGATTGGTCATGGTTTGACACATGTTATTTTGGGAAGCCATGACAAAGAAGGTAAACTGAAATTCAATAAAACTGAAATGTTTTTTGAAGAAGAGCAGTTTGAACAATTTCTAAGTTTCTTTGATGGCATCAAATCTAAGTTGGGAATTCGTAATCGCGAAAAGTGGATGGAAAAATTCTATCAAGAAATGGCTGAGGCGAAAGAAAAACAACAATCTTTTGTTGAGGATGACACTGACCATGTAGATAACAATCGTATCAGTTTGTTTAGAGATATTCAAGATAGCACAACAATCAAACTTAAGATGCGCACTAGCAAAGATTATTGCAAGCGTTTCTATTCTACATTGTGCAACAATCAACTACACAAAGATGGTCAAGTAATCAGCTACAGCTGGAGATCAACTGGCGGTCTTGTTGCTGATATTCTGTGTACTGGTGATTATCTTGATTGGTACTGCAGTGGAAATGAAGGTTGGATTGACACTGAGGTGCAACAAGATTTAGCAGTTCTCAAATGGGAAGTTAAACACTATCCTGATGAAGAAGAGGATACAACAGGAGATCTGTTTTGATGGAAACAATTCTCACTCTATTATTTTTGATTGCTAATGTTTTTTGGTTTATTCATTTATACACAAAACATCAGGCAAGGAAATTAATACGTGAAGAAATTGCTGAGTCCCTTGCTGAAGCACAGAGACTCTATAAAGAACATATTATGGTTGTTACTGTAGAGAAACAAAATGAAATGTTCTTTTTGTATGACAAACACACAAGTGAATTTGTTTGTCAAGGCAAAGATTTAATTGAGATAAATTCTATCTTCAGTAAAAGATTTCCTGGTAAGAAAGCACTAGTAGCAGAAGGTTCCGAATTATTATTTAAGGAGAAAGTTAATGAGTGAAATTATTGATGTACAAGCGACAGAAGTATTGTCTAAAGAAGAAATGCAAAGAGCAAAGGAAGAATTGAATCATCCGAACTTTAAAAAATGGTTCAAAGGTTTGCTTCATATAGCTGAAGTACAGGTTACATTTTTTAAAATTAATGGAGAAGAAAGGGTAATGAGGTGCACTCTAGATGAAGAACATATCCCACAAGAGAAACATCCTAAAGGTACTGGTAAAGGCACGTCAGATGCGACGATATCTGTATTTGATTTGGACAAACAAGATTGGCGTTCTTTCCGATTCGATTCTATTAAAGAATTTGAATGTTCATTGTCAGAAGATTCTGAGTATCCTCCAACACCTGAGCCAGTTGTTTTTGGAGATGATGACAACATTATTGACGCAGATGCTCTCAGCGTTACGCTGGTCGAAGAAGTCAAAAAAATTGAAGGAGAAAAAAATGTCTGAATTTGAAAGCATTTTTATAACAGCGATTAGTGCTGTGATTATTACAGTTTCTGGTTGTATGACATACTACAATGTGATTGATAGTAACAATACAAAAGAGATTGTAACAAAAGCAATTGAGCGTGGTATTGATCCAGTTGCAGCAGCATGTGCAACACAGATTACATCAAACAATGACAAGTCACGTTCTACATGTGAAAAATTGGCAATTATCAAAGGTAAATAAAATGAAAATGAAACTCGTTTTGATTCTACTGTTCGCACTCGCTGTTATTATCCTTGGACCAATCGCAACGATCTGGTCTCTCAATGCCCTGTTCCCAGTTCTGGCGATCCCAATTTCGTTCGATACTTGGTGTGCTGCCTTGATTTTGGGTGCTGTAGTCGGTGGCAAAGGGTTGTCTTTTTCTTCAAAATAATGCTTGACAAATAATCAATTTTCAGGTATAATATATACTTGAAAGGAGACAAATATGTCTATGAATGAAGCGCAAGCTACCAAACGTCAACAACTCATCAATCGTGCCAGTGGCAAAACCGATGAGCCAATTATCAGTGCAGAAACTTCCGAAGCATATTCGAGTCAACTTAGTAAATCGTTGAACTGGTATGCTAACGAAGCAGACAGCAAACAACGTAAAGCATGGGCAATCTCTTACTTCAAGAAATTGAAAGAGACTGCTATCGTTGATCATTTCGAAGAAATATCAGATTGGGAATTTCATTC